ACTTTATAACAGAGACATACCTCAAGACCAACACACCTATCACAGCTAATGTGGATGTAACAGATGTTACACCATACATAGCTACACAGGCTCAACTTAGAGTAATGCCTATCTTAGGAACAACATACTACAACTATCTACTGGCTGCATACAACGGTCAGACGTTGACAAATGATGAGGAGGCACTTGTTGCCTTCATACAGCCAGTGATTGCATGGAGGTCAGCAGAGGATGCTGTATTTGGCTTGACATACCAACTTAAGAACAAAGGACTACAGACTCAATTCGGTGACTTCTCTGCATCTGTTAGCCGTAGTGAGGTTGCATTTGGGATGGAACACTATGCACAGAAGGCTTCGTTCTTTGAGCAGAGGTTGATTAGGTACTTGATAGCTAACAAGGACTTATATCCTGGCTTCACTTCCCCTACCAACAGAGATACTGACCTAAGACCTATGATTGACAGATGTGATTGTGATTGTGTAGGGCAGTGCCATAGTGGCTGTCCATGTGGTGGGATGAGAGAGAACGGATACAACAACTCAATACTGATATTGTAATGCACTTTAACGAAATAGCCTTCACGATTATAACAATACTTATCTCAGGTGTAGCATACTTCCTGAAAGGGGTGCACTCAGATATCAAAGCATTAGCAGATGAGCAGAAGAGAATAATTGAGACTCAAGGTAGGCTCAAAGGTAAGATTGAACTGGTTGACAATGAGTCCAGGTTCAAGTATGAAGCCATTGAGAAAATGACTCAGCTTGAGATTAAGCACCTGGCAGAACAAATCAGTGAGCTTACTCAGTCAGTAAAGAAACTAATCGAAGTACAATTAACAAGATGAGCATGAGAGAAAGATGGTTCGCAAAGACTCCAAAGTTCTGGAAGAAAGTGCAGAGAATAGCAATCACAGTTGGTGCTGTAGCAGGTGTTATCATTGCCGCACCTATCACATTGCCAGCAGCAGTAGTAACTGTGGCAACATACGCTATCACAGCTGGTACTGTAGCGGCAACCTTATCACAACTAACAATAGAAAGCAATGAGCAACGTTAAGAGTTACACTGATAAGCAATTACTTGATAGAGTCAAGTCACTACCTACCTATAAGAACATCCCAGCTGATATGTGGCTGTTGTTTGTTAGGTCAAATGAGGATGGCAACAACATCTTTGATGACAAGTGCTACATTTTCAAGGGCTCATCCTTCCAATTTGTAACAAGTTGCACCACAAACAAAGGCAACAAAGGTACTGCTGTCATGGAAGCAGACCAATGGAACTATGAATCGTATGCATACGGCAAGCACAGAGGCAAAATGGAGGCTCTTAGACAGGTTAAAGGCGTTCCATACAGGCGTGACTATACCAATGATGGTAAAACGAACCCCACAACGGCTGTAATGACTGATTTGATATTCCTTAATATCCATGGAGCGACATATAATAAGGGTAGTCAACAAGTGGCAACACAAATTGGCGGCTGGTCAGAGGGATGTTTAGTCCTTAACAACAACCCAGAGTATGAACGCATGGTAAAAATGGCAAAAGATCAACCCAGAGTATCAATAGTTTTATTAAATGAGTTCTAATATGGCAAAGAAAGTAGGCAGACCTAAGAAAGTGGATCTAATCATAGAGACCAACAAGGCAGAGATAGAATACCACAAGGATGGCACTAATCATGACCTTAAGTATGACGGCAAAAAGGTAGATGTGCACATCACAAAGGATGAGACTGGCACTAAAGTAGAGGTAGTATCTGAGAATAAGTTTCTCAAAGCTCTTGCAACCTTAGCCTCTAAATTCATAGTCAAAAGATTCAAGAAAAAATAGTACCTGCCTACTTACCATTAGAACAGTTAGCAGGTCACTCTAATACACCTCCTATGCCTATCAATGATGCACACTTAGGAGGTTTTTTTATGTCTAAATTATCCCGTTTTATCCCGTCCAGACCTGATATTCTTATTTAGAATCATTATAAATTACAATTATTTTCAACAGATTGTTAATTATTATTTGCAAGTATGGAAATTATCACTACATTTGTAAGGTAATCAAAACATAAAAGCATATGAAAAAGTTTATTAAAGAATGTACCAACTGCTACGGCACTGGTAAAATGGGATGCAACAACTCATGGGATAACCATCCATCAAGAGATGAGTCTTGGCCTTGTGACTATTGTGAGGAAGGTCAAGTACATGATCAAGAGGCACTCAATGAAGCCATTGAGGATGCAGAGAATATGATTGAGGGCATGATCACCCGTATCAGATTGACATCAGATAACATCATGGTATGTGCTAAATTAGACTGCACTAACCTTGTTGCAAGATACAAGAATACACTGCACACACAAGCTCGTGCTCTTGCAAGACTTGAGATGTACAAAGCTAACCTTCAAAACTTATAATCATGACAGAGAATCAAAAAGCAATAGTTGACTGCCTTATAATGGGAGCCGTAGCATTGGTAGTGACAATCTTCCTTGTAATCATAGGAGTAGTAGGATGATTAATTTAGCATACATCAAAGGATGGGATAGGTTTGATGAGAAACTATACCACCGATACCTTAAAGCAAGAAACAATGTGGAAAATACACTATCGAGCATTCACTCAAGGTCAGTGGAGGAAGCTCAGCAAGAACGTAAAAGCAGACTCATCTGCTCAAGCAAGAGTAAAGGCAGACATCTGGGAGGGTTTAATAATTAAAATAGAGAGGATATGACAAAGACAGCAGTAGAGTGGTACCACTCAAAAGTAATTGAGTTAATGAGACACAGAGAACAAGGAAATATTGATGTCCTTGAATTTAGGAACCAACTTGATTTGTTATTAGACCAAGCAAAAGCAATGGAGAAGGAGCAGATAATTCAAGCAAGAACAACAGCACCTATTATACCAACAATTGATATGATAGATTATGTTAAAGAATCAGAACAATACTACAACGAAACCTTTAAATAAGAATAAATGAAAAAAGCAGAATTAGTGAAAAAATGTCAGGAAAGAATGAAGTCCATAAGAGATAAAAATTATTTTACCCTGAGATTTGGAAAAACAAAAAAAGAAATAGAACAAGCCAAAGAAATGGAAAGAAGACAAAAAGCAGAAGAATACCTAAAAGGATTCAAAGATGGTAAAGAGTACCAAATAAAATTAGATGAATTAACCTTTAAATCAGAATAATGATACTAAACCCAACAACAGCGGTATTAGCTTGGAAAGCGATATACTACGTAACTAAGTACTCATGAACCAACACAAAATGTACAGATGCATCCGACTCATGGAGCTCCTGCAAGATAAGTCCAGGTGTATAGACACCATTGCAAGGTACTTGGGTGTAAGTCACCGCACAGTGTACCGATACTTTGAACTATTCAAGGCATTAGGGTACTCAATAGATAAGGATACAAATAATAAATACCAATTAAGAAATGGCAGAGGAAGCTAAAATGGCACTACTAATGTTTAGTGTAGGAGTAATATTACTAATGATAGGAATGATATATAATGACAACAACAATAATTAACTACATAAAAGAGAACGGGTTAGACCGTAAAGACCGCCACAGAGAATATGTCTACCGTAGGATGTTCTTAGCTGGGTTACTCCACAAAGAGGGCATGACCTTGCAAGCTATAGCAGATATCTTTAATTTAACTCATGCTACAATTATACATGCCATACGATCAGATAAACATTTTATCAAAACAAATGACAGCATCTATAGAATGTATATTCAAAAAGAATTAGAGATATTTGCACCATTGGTAGAGATACGCAGAGACATCTTTACAGAGGTTTTGAACGCACGTAACACAACTGACCTAATGAATATAATCAAACGGATAAAGAACAACGAATATGAGCATCAACCCCAGGATTTTATTTCTGCCTATAATATAGTTCAAACGAATATTAATCACTAACTTAGCCTACTTTGTATTTATTGATTATCAAACACCCTTAGCAAATGAGTTGAGGGTGTTTTTTTTTTTGGGGCAGTAGGGCACTTTTCTGCCTCACTATATATATATATTATTTATTTCAATCAATTACTACTTTTTATTTTTTCAAAAGTAGGGTTAAAATTAGAAAAATGTGCCCTAAGAACTCTGAAAGCCTTGTAAACATTGAAAAAAAACGGGGCACATTGAGGGGCACATTGAGGGGCAGATAAAAAAAATGTGTACTTTAGCATCTTATATGAAATAATTACTTATATTTGCGGAGGGGTTGTCGGTTAGCTGCCACATAAAAGGTTTACTCGTTCCTTCCCCCTCTTTTTTTTATAACGAGTAATTAAAAACAGAACTATGATTGTATCAATTTTCAAGAGGGTAACGGATACCACCAACCCATTCAACAAATCTGCTATTTATTGCCTTGACCGTATCAAGCAAGGTAAGTCAAAGGAATTAGTAGAACAAATCAGAGCACTCAGCAAAGAGGAACAGAAGCCTTTGAAGTCTCAGCTCCCTGGTGTATGTTTCAATGGCACATTTACTCAAAGAACCATTAAAGGTATTGACCAACGGTCTGGACTTATTGTGCTTGACTTCGATAACATGAGCCATCAGGCAGAGGCTATCCAGTTCAAAGAGGAAGTTATAAAAAGTGAGATAGTATTCTCTGCATGGATATCACCATCTGGAAAAGGAGTTAAGGTACTTGTTAAGATACCTACTGTTGGCAATCATAAAGGCTACTTTGATGCACTTAGAACCTATTTTGACTCAGACTACTGGGATAACTCAGGCAGTAACATTGACCGCTTTTGTTTTGAATCCTACGATCCTGACTTGTATCTTAACATGGACTCAACAACTTGGACTCATATTGAGGAGCCAGATATTGAAGAGGTAGGAAGTATTGATGTTATGATACCTATCAAGTCAGACAATAGAATCATTGAGAATCTTCTCAAATGGTGGGATAAAAAGTATGGAATGGAGATAGGAGCTAAGAATAATAACCTATTCAAGTTGGCTGCTGCACTTAATGACTTTGGAGTCAACCAGTCAGAGGCTGAGAATGTGCTGCTCAAGTTTGATGAGGGAGGCAAAGAGAATGAGATACGTAAAATCATAAAGAGTGCCTACTTAAAGACTTCAAACTTTGGCACTAAGTTCTTTGAGGATACATTATCCAGGGATAAGATTGAGAAACATATCAGAGGAGGTAAAAAAACAAGTGATATCATAAAAGCCCTACCTGAGTTTACTCAAGATGAGATTGACAAATGTGTTGATGCCATCAAAGAGACTGGCAACATTGAGGACTTCTGGACCTATACAAAGAGCAACAAGATACAACTAAGCATACACCAATATAAGTTTTGGCTACAGCAAAACAACTTTTTTAAACACTTCCCTACTGATAGCAATACCTATACTTTTATTAAGAAGGAGCAGAACCTTATTGAAGAGACTAATGAGAAGAGAATTAAAGACTTTACTCTTGGAGCACTCCTGGCACGTCCTGAGATAGGTTATCAACCATACGATCTAATGGCAGGAGCTACAAAGTACTTTACTTCTGAGTTCCTATCCATGCTTGATAGCTCAGATGTGAGCATGCTTGAGGATACTTCTGAAATATGCTACCTTTACTATAAGAATTGTGCTGTAGAAATCACAAAAGATACCATTACAAAGCATGAGTACATTGACCTTGATGGCTATGTATGGAAAAAACAAATCATAAATAGAGAATATACTGAAAGTGACCATCACAACAGTGAGTTCAGAACCTTCCTATGGTTGGTCAGTGGTAAAGACTCAGCAAAGTACAACAGCTTTAAGTCAGTGATAGGCTACTTGATGCACTCCTTCAAGACATCTGCCAATAATAAGGCAATAGTATTCAATGATGAGACTATTTCAGAGAATCCCAACGGTGGGAGTGGCAAGGGCTTATTTTGGAATGCACTGGCTAAACTTAAAAAGGTTGCCTCAATAGATGGTAAGACCTTTGAGTTCACTAAGTCCTTCCCCTATCAAACAGTATCAACAGATACTCAGCTCCTGGTATTTGATGACGTTAAAAAGAACTTTAATTTTGAGAATCTTTTCTCCCTGATAACAGAGGGTATCACACTTGAGTATAAAGGGCAGGATGCCATCAAGCTACCAGTGACCAAATCACCTAAAATAGTGATCACAACTAACTACACCATCGGAGGTGTTGGTGGCTCATTTGAGCGTAGAAAGTTTGAGGTTGAAATGTCAGATTACTTTGGGTTTAAGAACACTCCCCTGGATGAGTTTGGGCACATGCTATTTGATGACTGGAAGCAGGACCAATGGATAATGTTTGACAACTTTATGATACAATGTGCTCAGTTCTACCTTCGTAATGGACTTGTATCTCATGAGTTTACTAATCTTGATGTAAGGAAGTTCATTAAAGAAACCTCACATGAGTTCTATGAGTGGTCAGAGGATGGAAATCTACCTATTAACACCCGACTTTATAAGGATGAGCTACATGAAATGATAACAAAAGACTACAGCGACTTATCCAGGTGGCTAACAAAAAAGAGATTTACTCTTTGGCTCACCGTTTATGGTAAGCACCATGGCTACAAGATACTTGATGGCAAGACTAATGGTAGACGTTGGGTAGAATATAGTACTGATGAGGTGAAGCCACAGCCTGAGGATGTGTGGGATGAGTTAAATAATAAAGCAGGATTTTAATGTTACATATAACTAACGAAGACAACATGCAGCTCATGGCACGTTATCCTGATAACTATTTTGAACTTGCAATAGTAGACCCTCCTTATGGGATAAACGCAAGTAAGGGAACTTGGGGCAGTTCAAATAAGGGTAAAATAACTAATTATGGAAAAAAGAATTGGGATAGTTCAGCTCCAGAAAAAGAGTATTTTAATGAATTAATTAGAATTTGTAAAAATGTTATTATTTGGGGAGCAAATCATTTTATAGAAAACATACCTAATAAAAACAGTAGTTGTTGGATTGTATGGAATAAAAAAAATAGTGGAGAATTTGCAGATTGTGAGTTAGCATATACAAGTTTTAATACTGCAGTTAGAATGTTTTCTTTTAGATGGAATGGGATGCTTCAAGAAGATATGAAAAACAAGGAAATTAGAATACACCCAACACAGAAACCCGTAGCACTTTATAAATGGATTTTAGACAATTACGCAAAGGAAGGAGATAAAATACTAGATACTCACTTAGGCAGTGGAAGTATAGCAATAGCTTGTCATGATTACGGCTTTGACTTAACCGCTTGCGAACTTGACAAAGAGTACTTTGATAAGGCTATGCAGAGAATTAATAATCACACATCACAAACTAAACTTTTTTAATATGAATTTTTTAATACAAGCGGCTCAACACTTGATAATCAAGCCTGTATACTACACACCTAAGAAGGTGATAGATAAGATAACCTACGATTGTATAATAGGTAACCCACCAATCAAATGAATAAATTAAACAAAGCTAAGCTCAAAGCATTAGAACTGGAGGCACTACGTCTCAAGCACCCGACCATTGACATGAAGTACTTAGCCTTCACCGACTGGAAGGATAGCTCAGCCAACTCACTGACCAATTGTGTGATTGCTTATGTTCAATACATGGGTGGTCAAGCTGAGCGTATCTCATCTCAAGGTCAGTACAGGGAAGGTGCTAAGATACAAGTTGGCACAGGTGAGATTGCTTACCATAAGCAGCTACCTGGTAAGTGGACACCAGGACAAAGTACTAAAGGCACTGCTGACATCTCATCTACCATCAGAGGGAGGTCAGTTAAGTGCGAGATAAAGTATGGAAAAGACCGCCAGTCAGATGTACAGAAAGCCTATCAGGAAGCCATTGAACGGGCTGGAGGGGTGTATATCATTGTTAGGACATTTGATGAGTTTGTTGAGTGGTATGAATCATTTATCCTGGGGTTATGAGTGCAAAAGAAAAAGCGAAGGATTTAGTAGATACCTATAGGATAATGCTAATGAATACTGATACTGAATGTGGTGATGAGATATTGTGTACTGTGATAGCTAAGTCCTGTGCATTGATAGCTGTGGATGAGATTATAAAAGTATTAGGATATAATAGTGAAGTACATATATGGAACAAAGTCAAAAAAGAAATACAAGAACTATGAGTGCAAAGCAAGAAGCGTTTAGAATGTTTATGTCAATGAGAACAGAGATATGTTTACTTCATGACTCTGAATTATTAAAAGATAAGATAGCCAAACAATGTGCATTGATTGCAGTAGAACAAATGATCTTAGTACTACCTTTTACAAATACTAATTCTACACTTAATGAGTACGCTATTAATTTACAAAAATACTTAGAACAAGTAAAAAAAGAAATACAACTACTATGAGAATCAAACTAAAAATGCCAAAGTTCAACGTCAAGCTCAAGCATCTGAGAAAGAAGTACAAATGTGCTGTTAAGGGTATAAATAACGAAATAGATTAAATTATGACATTAGATTCACACGAGATTAGAT